CTCAAACAAGAAAAGAAACTAGCCGCACAAGAAGCATAAGCTAGGTTCATAGATAAGTTTCCTAAAACCCTTTGTGGGCAGGATGAAAGGCAAATATGGCTATTATTGATAATGAAGAGGCGTCTAACGAAGACATTAGTGACATTACAGAGATTGACAAACCTGTAGAACAAGAAGCTCCCCGTCCTAAGATTCCCGATAAATATTCGGGCAAGAGTTTAGAGGACATTGTGAATATGCACCAAGAGGCTGAAAAGCTAATTGGGCGTCAAGCACAAGAAGTTGGTGAGGTTCGTAGGCTTGCTGATGAACTCATTAAACAAAACCTTGCTAAGAATCAACAACCGCCTGTACAAGAAGAAAACGAAATTGATTTCTTTGAAGACCCAAAGAAAGCAGTTCGTAACGCTGTAGACAAACATCCAGATGTTCTTGCTGCAAAGCAGGCAACACAGGAATTTAAACAGATGAAGACACAAGAGATGCTTGCAAAGAAGCATCCCGATGCGTCTGAAGTTGTTAGAGACCCGGAGTTTGTTGAATGGGTTAAAGGCTCTCCTTTGCGACTAAATATGTACGCTCAGGCAGATGCTGGTTATAACTTTGAGATGGCTGACGAACTTCTATCCACGTTTAAGCAGATTCGTTCTGTAAAAACTCAGCAAACACAAACTAATGGCGAACAAGTTCGTAAACAGAGTTTGAAGGCTGCTGGTGTTGATACAGGTGGTTCTGGTGAAACTTCACAGAAAATATATCGTCGTGCTGACCTCATTCGGCTACGCATGACCGACCCTAAGAGGTATGAGGCTTTGTCTGATGACATTATGGCTGCATACAACGAAGGTCGGGTTAAATAGTCGCCTACGGCTCCCGCTGTAAGCGCTTAATAATTTATTTTTAAGGAATTTATATATGGCTCTCGGTACTGCTCACGTAACTAAAACCACGGCGGCGACATTTATCCCCGCACTGTGGTCTGACGAAATTGTTGCTGCCTATCAGAAAAATCTGGTTATGGCAAATCTTATCAAGAAGATGAACTTCAAAGGCAAGAAAGGTGACACCGTTCACATTCCTTCGCCTACTCGTGGTTCTGCTTCTGCTAAGAGCGCCTCTACTCAGGTAAACCTGATTGCTGCAACTGAATCTGAAGTTGTTGCTTACATCAACAAGCACTATGAATATAGCCGCTTGATTGAAGATATTGTGGAAACACAAGCTCTGTCCTCGCTGCGTAGCTTCTACACAGAAGATGCTGGTTATGCCCTTGCTCGTCAAGTGGATAGCGACCTCATCGCTCTGGGTCGTGGTACAAACGGCGGCGGCGGCACTACTGCCTACTCTGGTGCTTTCTCTGGTGCTGACGGTACAACTGCTTATGTTGCTGCCGCCAACACTGGTCTGGGTGCTCTGACTGATGCAGCAATTCGTCGCTCCATTCAGCGTCTGGATGATTCTGACGTTCCTATGGATAACCGCTTCTTGGTGGTTCCTCCTTCTAGCCGTAACACCTTAATGGGTATTGCACGTTTCACTGAGCAGGCCTTCGTTGGCGAAGCTGGTGGAAACAACACTATCCGTAACGGTGAAATCGGTAACGTGTACGGCGTTCCTGTGTTTGTCACCAGCAATGCTGACACTACTTCGGGTACAACTGCCTGCCGTATCGCTTTGCTGGGCCACAAGGACTTCGCTGTTCTGGTGGAACAACAAGCTGTTCGTGCTCAAACGCAATACAAACAAGAGTATCTGGGTACTCTGTTCACTGCTGACACCCTGTACGGTGTTCAGGAGCTGCGTGATGGCGCTGCTGTAGCTTTGGCTGTCCCGGCCTAAAGCTAGATGGTCAGCTTCCTCAAAAGGGAGGCTGGCCTTTTTTCTATTCTTTTATCCAAAAGCATATAACAAAGGTACATCATGGCTAAATTCAAATGCGTACACACTGGACAAGTATACGAATATTTCACTGACCACGACATTGAATCAATGTTGGAACATGATGAATATGAGTATGTAGAAGAAGAGGATGCTGAAGAAGAAGCTCCAAAGCCTACCAAAACACGTAAAGGAACGAAATGACTTCTGTAACCCTTGCTTCTGGTGCTGTAAATAGCTCAGCAGACCTTGCCATTAAGGTTAATAATACAACCAAAGTTCTTTCGTTCAATACGTCTGGTGCTTATGGTGTAGGAGCCACTCCTAGTTATGGAACAGCAGGGCAAGTGTTGGTTTCTGCTGGCACAGGTGCTACTCCTACATGGCAAAGTGATATTAGCGGCAATGCTGCTACAGCTACCTTGGCTACTAATGCCACGAATGCTACCAATGCTGTAAATGCTACCAATGCAACTTATGCTACAACAGCAGGAAGCGCAACTACAGCTACAACAGCTACCAATGCCACTAACGCTACCAATGCCACGAATGCTTCTTTCTCAACTACGCAAACTGCTGGAGATAATTCTACTAAAATTGCAACTACAGCTTTTGTAAACAACGCAGCTTTTAGTACAGCTTTACCTTCTCAAACAGGAAATGCAGGGAAATATGTAACAACTAATGGAACAAATGCTAGTTGGACAACTTTAAATATCCCCGTACCTGCGCTAGCTACAGATTTAACAAAATATGATAGTGTATTTTCTATAGCTTCTACTATAGGAACTCCAGTAGGTGCATTATCAGTTGCTGTATCTACTACAACCGAAATACTAATTTTTTGGGGTTCTTCTAGTGCATATGCTGTATTGTGGGACAATACCGCTAAAACTTTTGGAACACCTGTTTTATTGCGAACAGGTTCTTTTGTAGGCACTTCCAATATATCTGCTATAACAATATCTTCAAGTTCTGTTTTGGTATGTAGCCTTCCAGGAAATAGCACCGCACTTGAAACAGTGGTGCTATCAGTAAGTGATTCAACTATTACAGTTAACACACCTATTGTAACAACACTTGCAGCATCTTCTAACTTAATAAACGGAGTAATTGTTAATAATGGATATGGTCGCTTAATCCAAGTTGGAACATCTTATGTTTTATCATATTTTACCGGAGTGTCTGGCGCCTGTTATAGAGCAATTACGGTTTCAGGGACAACACCAACCGTAGGTTCTGAACTTACATTTACATCAGGAATTGCTGCAAGTGTTGTTAACCTTGTTTACTCTTCGTCAATTTTTGTTCATGTGAGCACAAGTTCACCAACTGGGTATGCGGTTCCAGTTTCTGTATCTGGTACTACTTTGACGAAAGGCACTCAAGCTACTTTTACTATAAGTGCAAACTATGCGGTTGCTGGTTTACTAACAAACAATAGAATTGCGATAGCATACACCAATACTACTGCACAAGGCGGCATAGTTTCAATTAGTGGGACAACTGCAACTGTATCCTCAGTAAACTTAACGCTTACAAGTACTGCAGGTAGTCTTTTTATGCAAGTGCAAGGAACACAAGCACTTGTATTTAATAGTAGTGGCACAGCAGCCAACAATAAAATAAATGTTTTAACTGATAGTTCTGGCACTGCTGTAGCAGGAACTGCTTTAACTGTAGGGGGAAGCTCTGCACAATATTACACAATTGGTGGCAATGCTACGCAAATGTTTTTAGGGCAAAACGCAGCAGCTATGGGTATAGAGGTATATTCCATATCTGGAAATAACCCTAATTTAGATTATATTGTCCCAAATACTACAACAACTGAGACAAATGGTGGAGCTAACAATAGCTTTAATCCATATTCATTTACATATGCAAACTTGCAAAACTCAGCCAATTTATATACTTCTACTTATAAAATAGTTGCTATTACTGGGTTTGCAGGAGGAAATAGACAAGCACTGATTACTGCTTTTAACGGCACAACTTTGTTTTCATTTTATGAGCAAAATGTTGGAATGGAAGTAGGCACAAGTAATTTCTATGCAAAAAGCGCATTAAATACTTACTCTGCTTTTGTTTTGTATAACAACTCTAATTATACTCCTTTAAAAGCAACAATACGAAGAGTGGAACTAGCATGAAAAAAATTATTACTCAATCTGGTAAATTTGGCCCTTATGTTGTTATTGAAATTCTTGAAGACCGCTACCGTGTAGATGGTTGTGATTTGCCTTTTACTGTAGTTGGTCAAGGAGTAATTAGTGACGTAGAAGAAGGAGATTTTCCTCCTATTATTATTCGACCTCCCCTTGATGAAATAGCAGCAAGTGTACGCAAACAACGTACAGAGCTACTAGCAGCAACCGACTGGACACAGCTAACTGATGCTCCTATTAATAGCTCAGTGTGGGCTTCTTACCGTCAGCAGCTTCGTGACATTACAGCACAAGCAGGCTTCCCTTGGGAAATTAACTGGCCCGAGGCCCCATAAGCATGGAACTTCAGGCACTTATTAACATGGTGCTTTCCATCCTTATGACAATTGTTGGATGGTTTGCACGGGAATTGTGGACAGCAGTACAGAATTTGAAAGAAGATTTGTACAAACTCCGTGAGGAAATTGCTAAAGACTATATTCCCAAAGAAGATTTTGCTTCATTCAAAAGTGAACTATTCACTGCCCTTCGTCGTATCGAAGATAAACTAGAAAGTAAGGAAGATAAATAATGGCTACTAAGAAACCTAAGACAAAAGAAGAGAAAGTAATGCACGAGTATAAAACAGGAACTCTGCACTCTGGCAAGAAAGGCCCTGTTGTCACTTCCCGTAAACAAGCCATTGCTATTGCCCTGAGTGAAGCTGGTAAAACAAAGAAAAAGAAGAAATAAATGGCCCTCCCAACTTACCTACAACTGGTAAACGAAGTATTGGTTCGTATGCGCGAGCCAACGGTTTCTACTGTCAATGAGAATACAGTTTCTGCGCTTGTGGGTAAGTTTGTTAATGACACAAAGCGTTACATTGCTGATTCCTATGATTGGGATGCTTTCAATACTTCGGTAAACATTACCACCACTGCCAACAACGGAGGCCCCTATACCATTACAGGGTCTGGCTTGCGTTTTAAGGTAAACAATGTTATTAATACTACAGCCTACGGTGAACTTACGCCTATTACCCGTAATGAGCTAGATTTGAATATGTACGGCGCCGCCAACACACAGAAGGCAGCTCCGGGCAACTATGTGCTTACAGGTGTAGATACAAATGGGGATACACAGGTGAGTTTCTGGCCTGTGCCTGATAACGGCTATGTGATGCGTTTCAGCCTAATGGTTCCTGAGGCAGATTTGTCCTCAGACACCGATGTAACCAAGCTGGCTAAAGAGCCTATTATTCTTGGTGCTTTGGCTCGTGCTCTCATTGAGCGTGGTGAAGATGGTGGAATTACCAGCTCTGACACCTATGCTTTGTTTAAGCAATGCTTGGGAGACATTATTGCCCTAGAACTAGCTCGTGCTCCTGAATTTGATGTTTGGGAAGAGGTTTAATGGCTTCTCAACTACAAGCATTCTCCATTGCTGCTCCGGGCTTCTATGGACTAAACACCCAAGACAGCAGCCTTGACCTAGCTACAGGCTTTGCTCTCGTTGCCAACAACTGTGTTATTGACCAGTATGGGCGTGTAGGAGCACGTAAGGGATGGCTTCCTATCAATTCCACCTTGGCAGCGTTAGGCACCAACGATGTGCAGGCCATTGGTGAGCTTGTAACCCGTGATGGTACGTCTTACACCATCTGTGCAGGTAATAACAAGCTATTCAAGCTAGTGGGAACAACGCTCACTGAACTCACCTACGGTGGTGGTGGTGTTGCTCCAACCATTACAGCAAATTATTGGCAGTTTGCCATGCTGCTGAATGTGTTTGTTATGTTCCAAAGCGGGCATGACCCCTTGTACTTCGACCCAACCCTGTCTACAACCACGTATAAGCGCATTAGCGAGGCTGCTACATATACAGGTACGGTACAGAAGTCTAACACAGTTCTAGCAGCCTATGGACGCTTCTGGCACGCTGATGTAGCTGCGGATAAGCTCACTATCCAATGGTGTGACATTAACAGCCCGTTTAACTATGCTACTGGTACATCAGGGACACTAGACACGTACACCGTATGGCCCAAGGGTGGTGATAGCATTGTAGCCTTGGCTGCACATAACAATAGTTTGTTCATCTTTGGTAAGCGTAATATTCTTGTATATACAGGAGCTAATAATCCTGCTACAATGACGCTATCAGATACCATTGTTGGTATTGGCTGTGTTTCCCGAGATAGTATTGCTTATACAGGTACTGACCTTATTTTCCTGTCTGAAACTGGTGTGCGTAGTGTAATGCGTACAATTCAGGAGAAAAGCAGTCCTATTAATGATTTGTCAAAGAATGTTCGTAATGATTTGACAGAGCTGGTTAAGAATGAATCTAACACTTCTAAAATTAAAAGTGTATATTCTACCCGCGATGCTATTTACTTGCTTACGCTTCCGTCTTCCTATATTACCTATTGCTTTGATACAAAGAACTTCCTACAAGACGGTGCTAGTCGTGTAACTACATGGGATAGTATTAATCCTACCAGTATGTTCTTCCGTTCAGACGGTACGCTGCTCTTCGGTAAACCCGGCTATGTGGCCTCGTACACCGGATATAAGGACAACGGACTTGCCTATCGGATGCAATACTATACTAACCATCTTGACCTAGGTGACCCTTCAGTTACGTCTGTCTTAAAGAAACTTACAGCTACGGTTGTTGGAGGTAGTAACCAGAGTATTACGTTTAAGTGGGGATATGATTTCAAAGGAAATTATAACTCAGCAACTAAGATTATTCCCAATCAAAGTATTTCATATTTTGGTGTAGATGAATATGGCGGCACTGCTACTTACTCAGGTGGTTCTCTAATTCAATCTTTGTCTGTGTCGCCTAACGGAGCAGGTAAGGTTGTACAAACTGGTTATGAAACAGATATATTTGGTTCTGCTTTAAGTATTCAGAAGATTGAGATATTTGCTAAGAACGGCAAACTAATTTAAGGAAAATTATGTCAAACTATACAAAGGCAACAAACTTTGCATCTAAAGATAGCCTCCCTTCTGGTAATACCTTAAAGATTATTCGTGGTACAGAAATTGATACAGAGTTTACAAACATTGCAACAGCCATTGCATCTAAACTCGACGGTGTATTCACCAACTTTAGTATTACTGAAGTTTCTGGTACATTACAATTTAAATATAGTGGAACAACGGTGGCAACACTAGACAGCTCAGGGAATTTCACAACCTTGGGCAACATTGTTTCTAACGGTACAGTTTAAGGAAGACATATGCCTAATAGTGCTGCTTTTACCGCCCCTACAGCTTATAACGACCAACAGATTAAAGATGCTATTGCTGCTTCTCGTGCGCAAGGATATACCGATGCTCAGATTATGCAAAGAGCTTCTGCTAATTTTGGTATTTCCCCTGACCGGGTAAGTTCTTTATTTCAGTCGATTCCTAACACTGTTTCTCCTGAAACCTTTACTACGCCTTCTTGGGTAAATAATGCTCGTCAAACAATTGGCACAGGTGTAGAGCCTGTCTATGCTAAAAAACTAGGTGGTCATGGTGGTGATACGCTTATGGATGATTTATCCAAACCACCCGTAGGCTATCGTTACGACAATGGACAAAACCAGTATGTGTACCTAGACTTGGCAGGCAAGCCTACAGGACAGGTTGAAAACCGTGGTAGTGGTATTGGTTCACAGATTCTGGATATGGCTAAAACAGTGGCTCCTGTTGCTCTTGGAGCACTAGCAGGACAATATTTACCCGGCTTGCTAGGCGGCGCTGGAGGCGCTGGTACGTCTATTGGCGAAATGGTGGCCTCTGGCCTTGCTCCCGGCTCTGCTGGAGCTGCTGGAGCTGCTTCTGGCCTGCTAACAGGGGATGCTTTGGCTGCTGCCGCTGGTTTATCCGGCACGGCTGCTACTTCATTAGCTGAGGCCGTAGCTGCGGGTACTGGCCCTAGTGCTGCCAATGCTTCTGCAACACAAACAGGGCTTTTATCTGGAAATACAGCAGCTTTAAACACTGCCGCAGGTACAAATGCTGCTACAAATGCTGCTCTTAATCAAGCAGTAGCTGCTGGAACATTTACTCCGGGTAATTTAGCAGCAGTGGCAGCAGCTAATAACATGACAACAGCAGAACTTCTTTCTACTTTGGTTGCTAATCCAGAAGCTTTAGCTGCTGCTACAGGAACAACAGGACTTCTTACTGGAGCTACGTCAGCAGAAACACTTGCTGCTGAAAAGGCAGCCGCTGATGCCAAAGCAGCCGCTGATGCCAAAGCAGCCGCTGATGCCGCTGCAGCCGCTGATGCACAAACTGCCGCTGAAGCTAAAGCAGCCGCTGAAAAAGCTGCCGCTGAAGCTCAAGCAGCCGCTGATAAAGCCGCTGCTGATTTAGCAGCTAGAGATGCTGCATCCACAGCAGCAGAACAAGAAGCTGCTAACAAAGCTGCTGCTGAATCTGCGGCTAAAGCTCAAGCAGCCGCTGAAGAAGCTGCTGCCAAGGAAGCTGCAGCTAAAGCAGCTGAAGAAACAGCTGCTAAAACTGCTGCTGATGCCAAAGCAGCCGCTGATGCCAAAGCAGCCGCTGATGCCGCTGCAGCCGCTGATACTGCTGCTAAAACTGCCGCTGAAGAAGCTGCTGCCAAAGCCGCAGCAGAACAAGCAGCCGCTGCTGATGCTGCTACTAAAACTGCAGCAGAACAAGCAGCCGCTGCTGATGCTGCTGCTAAAGCCAAAGCAGCCGCTGATGCCGCAGCAGCCGCTGATGCTGCCACAGCAGCTAATTCCGCTGATGCTGCTGCTAAAGCCAAAGCAGCCGCTGATGCCAAAGCAGCAGCAGATGCCGCTGCAGCAGCCGCTAAAACAGTGAGTTTAAATGAAGTAGTAGCTGCTGGTACTGGTCCTAGTGCTGTTAATGCTGCTGCAACAGGAGCTAACTTATTAACAGGAAACGCTGCCGCTGCAGCCGCTGCTGCTGGGGTTGCAGGTGGAAGTTCAATAGCAGATATGATTAAAGCTGCTATGTCTGGAATTACTCCTACAGATACAGCAGGTATTATTAAAGCAGCCATGACAGGTGCTGCTGGGCTAATGCAAGGACAGTCGGCTTCTGATGCTGCTAAAACACAAGCAGACGCTATTACCAAAGCTGCTCAAATTGCTGCTGATGCTGCTAAGTTTAAGCCAGTAGGTGTAACTACTGCCTTTGGTTCTAGCAACTTTGGTTATGATGCTAATGGAAACTTAATTAGTGCAGGTTATAAACTAACCCCAGAACTTGCTGCTCAGCGTGATGCTATTCTAAAAGCAGCAGGTACTACTGGCATGGATTGGATGACGAACACCCAAACTGCTGGACAAGGGCTGTTTAATTTAGGTCAACAATATGTTGCTAAAACCCCAGAGCAAGCCGCTGCTGATTGGATGGCAGCTCAGCAGAAGGTACTACAGCCTGCTCAAGACACTGCTTATGCGCGTATGCAGCAGAACTTGGCTAACACAGGCCGGGGTGGTCTGTCTATTGCTCAGGGAACTGGCATGGGAGCTGCTAACCCAGAAGCTCAGGCCTACTACAATGCTTTGGCTCAGCAGAACAACCAACTGGCTGCTCAAGCTCAAGCTGAAGGACGTGCTGCTACAACCTTCGGACAAGGCCTTATGTCGGGTGGTCTTGATTTGGTTAGCCAAGGGTACAATCCTTATAAAACACAATTTGGTACTGCTCAAAGTGTGGAACAAGCTGGTCAGAATGCTCTGGACATTGGTTCTGCCCTTGGTGGTCGTGCTGCCACAGCGGGCGCCAATGCTGGTCAAACCCTGTATCAAGGAGGTATAGGTGCTGCTGGTGTAGCAGCCAAGGCTAATGCTCAGAATCCTTATGCTGACCTTCTAGCTGGAGCAGCAGGGAATCCAACGATTACGGATTATCTAAACAAATGGATTAGTGGAGTTTAATATGACAGACATTGTTCAAGGACTATTTGGAGCTAATCCACAAGAACTGATGGCACAGCGTCAGGCTGCTTTGCAAGCACAAGGGAATGCTTATGCTGCTCAAGACCCTTTTGCTCGTGCTAGTTCCTTGCTTTACCAAGGAGGAAATCAATTAGCAGGGGCTATTGGTGGAATGCTTGGTGGACAAGACCCACAGATGGTTACGGCTGCTAAGATTGCTGCCATTGTAAAGAATGGAGACCAAACAACCCCTGAAGGCATGATGGCTATTGCTAAGCAGTTTGCTGCTGAAGGCTTGTCAGGCCCTGCTTCCTTGGCTCAGCAAAAGGCTCAGGAAATGCAGAAAGCTCAGGCTCAGATGGGGCTTATTGAAGCACAAACTAAGCAAGCAGAAGCTCGTGCAACTAAGTATGAAAGTGAAGCAGAGAAAGCAGCCGCAGGAGGCATTGGTGGTTTAGGTAAGATTAATCCCAATCTGTATACTCCTTCTAGTGTTGCTGATTATGCTGCTTCGCTAGAAAGCGGTTCCCCTGATTACACTGTTCTTGTTCCTCGTGACCCCATTGCACGTACTCAAGCATTATCCTCAGCAGGTAAACAAGCAGCAGAAGAAGGAAATGCTCCGGGTAGCCCAGAGTTTGTTGCTCGTGTAAAAGAAATTAACCTTGCTAAAGGAGCAGAGAAGCCTCCTTCTGCTACTACGCTTAAAGACATAGCTGATACCGCAGAAAAAACAACACTTCTCGCAAGTACAAATAATAAACTACAAGCAATGTTGCCTCAAGTCCGTAGTCTTGATTTAGGACTTGTATCTAATTGGTTCCGTCAAGGAGCTTCTGCTGTTGGTGTTAATACTCAAGACCGTATTGCTTTTGATAATACAAAACGTGAATTGCTAAAAGTAACTAATAATTTGTTGCTTTTGGCTAAAGGCCCACAAACTGAGGGTGATGCAATACGTGCTCGTGACCAGATTGCAGATGAAAATACATGGAAAAATAAAGATGCTTTGGAAGCTGCAATTAAAGATGTTATGGACACATCTGATAAAATAACAGCTTCTTATGCAGTACGCACTAATATTTTACAACAAGCAGGAAAACCAGCTAGTCAGATTAATGTAGCTGCTCCTGCTGCCGCTGCTCCAGCTCCTATGGCTGCTAAACCAGCCGCTGCTGCTGGTGTAGACTACGCTGCTGCTTTTGCACGAGCTAAGCAGTTAAACCCAGCTTGGAACAATTTCACTTTAGAACAATTCACTGCTAAAGCAAAACAACAAGGAAAGTAAGATGCCCCAATATAAAACTTCGGAAGAAGCACGAATTGGCATTAATAAACAACTTGACTTAGCTCGTCAAGAGCTTAACAATGCTGTTAAAAGCGGTACTATAAAGAACGATAGTCGTAGTATTTTAGCTAGTCCACAATATGCCAAGATTGAAGAGCTGCAACGTCAGCTACGAGGCACAGGAACACTAGGAGAAATTGGCACTGGCCTAATGAGCACCCTTGTGGGTGGCGTTACAGGCATTCCTGACCTTGCTATTGCAGGTGTGAACTATGCTCGTAGCAAGATGAGTGAAACCCCTGTACAGCCTATTCCTTCACTGTATCCTATGGGCATGGCTTTGGCTGGTGTTCCTTCTGAACCAACTTCAGAGGCTGCTGCTCCTGCCTTCTATGGCCCAGACGTAGCCACTGGTGTTTATGGTCTGTCTAAACTGCTAACTGGTGGCTTTAAAGTGGGCAAAGATTGGTTTACAAACCGTAAGGTGAAAGCCTTTATGGACAGTTTGCCTGAGGAAACTTCTAACACCTTCAAGAAGTTTATGATGACAGGACAAGGCAGTGACTCGCCTCAAATTGCTGATGTGCTCCAACGCTTGCAACGTAACCCTGAATATGCTGAGATTTTCCACAAGCTAGAAGCTGGTGCTTCTCAGGCTGCTTTGAAAGGCATGACCCCTGAAGCAAGTAGGCTTTCTCAGGAACAAGCAGCTTCTGGTATTTTCGAAGCTGTACGGAATAAAATAGAAGATATTTCTTTTGCAGATAAAGAAAAAGCTAGTCGTATCTTTGAGAAAGCCAAGGAATATGGTGCTCAGAAACCTGTTCTTGAGCCTACACAGCTTCGTAGCACCCTAGACAGCCTTATTGCTGAATTCTCTAAGAAGCCTACTCCTAGCTCACAGAATGCTACTGAATTCCTCACAGCATTGAAAACTAGAATTACTCCCGGAAGTGAGGTTTATAGCAAGAACATGACAGCAGAAGCTGTACAGGGAATCTTGTCTGAGTTTGGTAAGAAAGCTGCTGTTGGTGACACCTTGCTTAAAGATGTTTCTTTATCCACAGAAAACCGTATTAGTAGTGCTATCTTTGGTAGCCTGAAGGATGACCTACGGGCAGCACGTCAAGTAGCTAAAGATAATAATGAAATTGCTTCTCTTGATTTGCTTATTAAAGCACGTAATTTAACTGCTGCTACTGCTGCTAAATATGAAGAAGCCATTGGTAAAGGCCTTCCTGCTATTCTCAAAGATAAAACTATTAATGAAGTAGATTTTGAAGACTTGTACAAAACCTATAAATCTCTTCCTGTTAATCAACAAGCTGTCACACGTAGTTATATTGCTGACTATAATCCGGAAGCCCTGAAGAACATTGATAGCCGTGTATATCAAGACTTCGTTGATATGGCTCGTAATAAAACACCTAAACCAGATGGAACCTATGGTATTTCAATGGATGGTTTGGCTTCAGCATGGAATAAACTAAAGCAAACAGAGAAGGACAGCTTGGCTACGTCTATGGGCCAGAATGCGGATGAGTTTGCTAAGCGTATGCAAGATGCCACTGTGTTCTCTCGTCGTATGCAGGTAGGTAAAGCTGCTGATACGTCTATGGATGCTTTTAATACATTGGCTACAGACACAGCTCGTGTAGCAGGCGCAAGTATTGGTTATCAAGCATATCAAGGAATTCAGCTTGCTAAGGATGCTATTAAACAAGCATTTAATACAGGTTTATCTGATGCACAAACAATGAAACTACTGCTTACAGCAGAGGGCAAAGATTTCCTTAAAACAGCTTCTTTGTCCCCTGCTTCAGCTAAAACACTGGAAGCCTTTACTAAGGTAGAACAAGCAGCGCCTCCTTCATGGGCTAAGCTGCCTGTAATGGGTGTTGCAGCAGAGAAAGCAGCACAAGCAGCTACTCCAGCTCCGCAGATGCCAGAAATTCCTCAAGGAGCCATGCCTGATGTTCCTATGGAAGCTTTTGCTCCAGCAGCACCTGCTTCAGAAGGGGCAATGCCTGACATTCCAGCAGAGGTATTTGGTGGCGCTCCTGCTATGCTTTCAGGTTCTCCTACTTCTACTCCTGTAGACCGTAGAGCAATTCTTAATCAAGAGCTTGCAGCCATTATGCAGCGTATGCAGAATACAGGTAATCCGGATGACCAGCAACGTGCTCAAGCTGATTTAGTAGGAATTCAGCGTGAAATTAGCCGCTTGCCTCAGTAATGAGGTGGTTTGTCCTCTTCCTCTGTCTCATGCTCTCTGGAGCCTCTGCTGAGAAGAGGGCAAGCTGTCAAAAGGAAGAGCTGTATGCCTTAGCGTGGACAGTTCATGCACCAGATGAGCGCCATAAGGCCATGCTTCGTTGGCTAAATGAGAACAAATGTAGCTCAGAAAGCTACATAGCAATATGGAACTCCCTTCCTGAGCTAGCAGGCTCAGCAGACAGTGCTTTGTTACGTGCAAAGGTTATACAAGGCTACGAAAAGGTTTTAAAGGAAGAAACAAGTGGAAAATAAGGATTCATGGGTTACTAAAAACTTACAAGCTATAACGCTTATATTCCTGCTATTTTCCTATTTCTTCTTTGCCCTGCTGTCTGTCTTTGAATTGGAAACCAGAGGTGCTTATGTGGAACTTTTGGGCCAATGTATGATAATTGTCATCACTGCTGCTTTTGCTGGCAAGAGTGTTGAGAAGGTTGTTGAAATTAAGCATAGGAAGAAGGAATAATATGTTAGAACTGCTTGGTGGAGGTATATTTGGCTCATTGGTAGGCGGTTTGTTCCGTATGGCCCCTGAGGTGCTCAAGTGGCTGGACAAGAAGGACGAACGTGCTCATGAGCTTGCTATGTTTAACCAACAATGCCAGCTTGAAACCCTCCGTGGACAGCAGAAACTAGCTGAAATAGGCGCCCAGCGTGAGGCTACGGTGGACAATGGGGTTATGCAGGCCTTTAATAGCGCCATAGAGCAACAAACAGAGATGGTTAAGGCCGCAGGTGGCTGGGTAGCTAGTTTGTCTGCTTCTGTCCGTCCTGTTGTCACCTACTGGATTCTAGGAATTTGGAGCTTTATCCATGTTTGGTTTGCATGGAATGCTTGGAGCATGGGTGCTGCTCCCGACACCGTGTTTAAGCTTATGATGAGTGGAGATATGGCTGCTCTGGTTTCTGGAACACTAAATTATTGGTTCCTAGACCGCACATTGGCTAAACGAGGCCTATGAACTTAGACATAGCTGCTGCCCTGTGTAAGCAGTATGAGGGCTTCAGGAGCAAGCCTTACCTCTGTCCTGCTGGAATAGCTACAATTGGGTATGGTAGTACCTATTATGGGCATGGAGCTAAGGTAAGCCTCTCTGATGCCCCTATCAGCGAACCAGAGGCCTCTAATTTGCTTCTAAACGAGCTTAGGAACACCTACCTACCGGGAGTGCTCAGAAACTGCCCTATACTGGCTACAGACGAGAAGAAGTGTAATGCCATTGTAGACTTCTGCTACAACCTTGGCGTAGGGAGGCTTCAAACCAGCACCCTTAAACGTAAGATAAATGCTCAGGATTGGGAAGGAGCCAAGGAGCAGCTAATGCTCTGGACTAAGGGAGGTGGAAGAGTGCTTCCGGGCCTGCTAAAGAGGCGAACTGCTGAATGTTTCTTGCTTAACTAAAAAGGCCCCGTGAGGGGCCTTCTTGTTTCTAGGTGTTACGTGGCAGTGGAGGGCCTCCAGTGCCTCCATTGTCAAAGATGAGACTTATTATGATAAGCCCAAGATAAAGCACAATCATGGTGTCTGGTGGCTCATCGAAGTTGGGGTTAGGGTTTTCTTCGGTTGTAGGCCAAATTTCATCTGCTTGGAGGCCAAAGACAAGACCATTAGTCCAATCAAAGTTTACTTGCATATTATTCCTTAAAAGCTAATTTCACAAGCACCTGCGGTACAGGCCAACATCTGAGCACCCTCGACATTATCGGTGTTTTCAATGAACGAATCCCAATCAATGCTCTTAGGCATAGCCTTAAACATTGTTTCATAAACCGTTTCATCAATTGTTTCATACGGAGCCTGCCGATATGTTCCTCCGTCCATAGGCAAGAAGCTCACACCTGTAATCTCGTTGAAATGTTCCCACACCTGAGCACCCACTGAAGGCCATTCATTCTCTTTGATAGAGATGGTTACAGAAGGCTTGTGCTCGCAGTAGTGGCGCTGATATGTGAGCCACAGTTTCAAGTGTTCTTCTGCACTGAGCTGCTCACGCAACAAAGCATCCTTGCTCACCTTAACAGGGAAACTAAACACCGTAGTGGTGTCTGGCTTCATAACACAAGGCTCACTCTCAAAGCCTTGGCTCTTCAGGAAGGCTGTCAAAGGGTCTTTGTTGTCAGCTCGGATGCGTCGAATATAAAACTCAGCATGCTGAGGATGCAAACCGCTAGCAGTGCCAGCCAACTGGCTAACTGTGCCTTCAGGCTTAATAGCGGTGATAGCAACTGAAGCATTAATACCAATGGCATCAGCGATAGAAGAATTGATAAATACAGCACGTTCTTTCAACCTTTCAAGCAAAGCAGGCAGCTCTGCACTAGCAGCATTGTTAAGCAAAGCATTATCCAAAATACCAGTCATAGATACACCCAGCAAGCGTTCCTGCTCTGTGTTGTTCTGCCACACCTTACGCAAGTAAGGGAAGCTAGTCAAGGTGCTTTGGAATGTTCCAAGAATAGTAGCCATTTCAATTTTATTTAACAGCGTCTCTTCTGTGTCCTCCGGGCGTACAATTACGCTGCTCAGGTTACAGAATTGATATGGACGAAGAATAATCTCTGAGCAAGGGTTTGTTCCCCACTCGTGTCCACCCTCACGGCGCCCGTTGCGCAGCACTTGAAGTTCTGAAGCATAACGATTGAAAATACCACGCTCTCCGCTATGGCTTTCATAAATGCTGCTCCATTCCTTCATGAATGCACCAACATCAGGCATCTCGTTGTACACAGCACTGTTGTTAGCCAAAGCACGTTGTCCGTTAGTGTCCCACCAGTTTCCAGCCTTGGCTGTCGCCATACGGTTGTCAGACAAATCGGACAAGGAAATCATTGCACTTCGACGAACACCACCAACGACAACCACTTCTCCAATTTTACAAAGAA